CGACAGCTGGAAGATCATTCCGCGCGCTGACAGGTCGGTGGTCTCCTCGACGGGCGCAATGCTGCCGAGGTCACCCATGCCGAGATATCCGTTGCCTGCGTACGTCAATGTCCCGTATCCGGTCCACAAGTACACCGGCGTTGAAAAGCTCATGCTGACCAGTAGCACCGGGGACAGCGCCGCCGTGGTCACCTCTGCCACCATCCCGGCCGACATTGTCCGACCTGCTGCGGTTATGCTCATTGCGGAAGTTCCTCGATGATCTGAAACGCGATGCCGTACATCCCAGCTAGCTCAATGCTCCACTCGGTTTCGGACGGTCCAAGCCGGAACAGCCCCTGCGCGTTCGTGCGCGTGATCGCCGTGCCGACCGTGTACGTCGAGCGCAGCACCGGGAACAGGTCCACGCTCGTCGCGGAGTTGACCTGAATGACCTTGTAGAGGCTTTGACTGATCTGCAGCCAGTCGCCCACCGCGAACGTACCGGACGCACCTGCAATGGTCAGTTCGGTGTTGCCCGCCGTGCCGCCGTTCACCGTGAGCGTGCCCGTGACGTTGCCGCGCGGGTTCGGGTTGGCAAAGTCGCGGAACCAGAACGTGCCGCGCTGCGCCGCGAGCAGGAACGCAATGACCTGTTCGGCGTCGGCGCGAACCATCGGGGGACATTCGACCGAGGCCATCCAAGCTTGGCCGGGCCAGTGGTAGGTCTGGCTTTGGAACGTGAAAGGCGAGATGTTGCGGCTCCGCGCAGACATCCCCGAGAAGGACAATTTTGAGGCGCGAAACGGCGACGGAGGCGTGAGCGGGAAGGTAATGGCCATGACGGTTTAGGCGAACGCTGCGCGGTACGATCCGCCGCGCCGGACCATGTCGGGGATTTCGTTGCGGAGCCGCTTCCGTTCGTTCTCCAAGATCGGCGCGAGTTCGGCACGGGAGACACCTGACTGGATGTTGTACGTAATGTTGACTGACCCGCCCCCGCCCCCGCCTGCGCTGCCCATCTTGTGGTTTGGAACGATGGTGCCGGACGCATGAGGCACGAAGATCTCCGGTCCCTCTTCGCCGACGATGAAAGGCGAGTTGGCCGAGACCGGGCCACCATCCGCGCGCATCCCAAAGATGCCCTTGATGATTCCGGTGACGCCCGACGCCATCGGGTCGAGGATCAGGTTGCGGAAGACCAAGCGGGTCAGGTCGAGCGCGAGATTGCGCAGCACGTTGGACAGCTTTTCACCGGAGAAGATCGCGTCTTCAAAACCTGACGTGATCAGACTCGCCGCGTCCTGCGCGAGCCTGCCCTGCTCCTCGATGAGTGGGAGCATCTCGTTGTACACCTGTACGAGTTCGCCCTGCTTGCGGATGCGTGCATCGGCGTCGGCAACCCCGATCTGTGCGATCTCGGCCATGAGCGCGGTTTCCTTGGCCCGCAGCGCCATGAGTCCCTCAATGCCGGCCGCCTCGCTGCTGTTCGCACGCGCGCGGATCGAGTCAAGTTCGCCCTGCTTCCGAATGCGTGCGTCGGCATTGTCCGAACTGATCTGCGCGATCTCAGACATGAGCGCAGTTTCGCGCGCGCGAAGCTGCATGAGTCCCTCCGCGCTGGTCGCCTCGCGACTGTTCGCGCGTGCGCGGATCGCATCAAGTTCGCCCTGCTTTCGAATACGGGCGTCGGTGTCGGCTGCGCTGATCGCCGCCAACTCATCCAGCATGGTCGCCTCCTTAGCCCGGAGATCCGCGAGCCGCTCGGCGCTGGACTGTTGCTGGCCATACACCCGAGCTTGGGCCTGCTCGAACTCAGCAAGGGACCGGGTCACTTCATCCTGCCGCGCCGTGACTGCGGCGGATGCGGCGGCGTTGATCTGCGCACGACGACGCGCGGCCTCGTCCTCGGTCAGGAGATTTCGGGCGAGAAGTTCGTTGATCGTGTCCAGTTCGCGCTGGTACTGCCGAGCCGGGTTCAGGATGTCCCGCTGCGCTTCAGCCGCTTCGCGAAGGAGATTGATCTCGCGGGTGATCGCGTCGTCACGCTCGGCCATGATCTGCCGTCGAGCGGCTTCGGCCTGCGGCATCAGGAGCGCACCCTCCCGCTCAAGCCGGTTCACTTCATCCAGCCTGCGCTGGTATTCGCGCATCGGGTCGATGCGGTCTAGGATGGCGCTGGCCGCGTCGCGGTTCGCCTGCTTGATCGCCTCCACTCCTGCACGCTCTGCGGCCGCGCGTTCGTTGGCCTCGCGCTGGGCGTCGATGATTGCGGCGGTGGTGGCGGCGGCCTGTTGCGTGCGGGTTTCCAGCCTGCTCCGGCGCAGTTCTTCCTCCTGTACGGTCAAATTCGCATACTCAGCCTGAAGCCGCACAAGCGCTTGCGCTTCCTCTCGGCTCGCTTCGCTGCTGAACACCTGAACCCTTTCCGTCCGTCCGGTCTGGTACTGGAAAACGGCAATTTCCTTAGCCACCACCGCAGTCTTTTTCTTCAGTTCGAAAATCTCCTTTTCCATCGCGCGCCGCTTCCGCGCGATCTCGGACAGCTGCTGCTCCGGGTCCATCGCGCGGAACGATGCATCGCTGTAGATTCGCGCGACCTCGTTGGCGCTCTCCTTGATCATGTTCTGCACGTCGCGGAATCGCGTGGCGAAATTCACCAACGCCTGAACCGCAGAATCAAGCGCACCCACCAGCGAAATGCCGAATGCCGCAGCCAAGCCCGTGCCGAGCGCCTTCGGGTCGAACACGCGCTTCATGAACGCGGCCGCCGTCGCGCTGGACTGCTTGAGCTGTGACAGGCTGTTCTGCACGTTGAGGAACGCCTGCCGCGTGGAGTCGACCGCCCGGATCGTGAAGGATGCTTCAGCCATGATTTTGTGCTGCTCGCCGTTGGTGGTCGTAGTACGCTAGCCAGCCGCGCAATTCCTGCTCCGGCATGGCCATGACTTCGTGCGCGAATTTGCCGAGCTTCTCCGCGAGACCGTACACGGCGAGGAGGTCGGCACCTTCCCCGCCGTGGATCAGTTTTTTAGGTCGTCGGCGCTCGGCGCAGACTCGGCCAGGATGGCGTTAGCCGCCCGCGCGACGACGTTGGACGACGCGCCGTTCAGCAGCACAATCTTGTCCTCGGGCCGGAACAGCTTTTCGCCCTTCTCGTCGGTCGCCTTGAGGATCAGGACATCGACCAGCAACTCCATGTCGTTGTCCTTGGACTTCCGATACAGCCGGTTTTTCTCGGTCAGCGTGACCGGCGCGGCGTGGATCGTGAGCTTCCATTCCGGGACGTGAATCGCCCGAATGCCGAGGGACGCGAAGTGTTCGCGGACGAGATCGATTGCGGAACTCATTAGACCGTGAGGCTGGCCAGAGCGCCGTTGCCCTCGATGGAAATGCTGCCTTCGACCATCCCGTCGAACGCGGCCGAGATGTCGAATTTTGTCACGATGCCGCTTCCGTTGTAGTAGTTCGCGCCAGCTGCAGCCCCCTCAGGGTACAGGCTGACCGTGACAGTCGCGCCCACGGTGAGGGCGATCTGACCGGCGTCGACCTCGTCCCAGTAGACATCCCCGGACACGCTCCAACTGCGCAGGGTAGCCTTGCGCGTGCGGAACGTATCCGTGATGATCGTATCCTCGACGGTGTCGGACGTGTTCGTCAGGGAGTAGTTGCGGAGTTCCCCGACCGTGGTCGAGGAGATGCGAACGTGGCCTTCGCGGCCGAGATGGTTAGCCATTTTAGTCGGTAGTTAGGTAGATGCAGTTAAAAGTGTGGCGAGCGACGCCCCAGCGAATGTTCTCGTCGTCCTCGATTACATATTGGACAGATGACAAATGCAGATCACGGCAGACCCCGCCTAGGGTGACATCGGCCAGGACTGCGGCTTCGACGGCAGCTGAGCCCGTGTCGAACAGGTCATCAATCGCCGTGATGCCCACCGCTGCCGTGAAGTAATCCACGTTGACCGCAAGCTGCCGGTACTGCGTGCGGTCGGTCGGCGCTAGACTGCGCACCTCGATTTGTTCCTCGACAGCGTAGACTGCCGCAGCCGGGAAGGACAGCGACGCGAGCGTGTTGTTTCTCCCCCTGAGCAGATTAGCCGTGGGCACGACTGCCCCGCCTGCGGTCAGGCGTGCGCCGATTGCGTTGCGGATTAGGGTGCGAGTGCTCATTCGGAGATGGGTGACCCGCCCTTGACGCGGACGAAGCCGAGGTTGACCGCTTTGCCAGCAAGCACGCGCTCTAGCTTTTTGATGGTCGTTCCGGTGCGAGACTGAAGAGCCTGCGTCACGTCGTTTTGATAGTTCGGGATCTTCACGTTATAGTTGCGCCCGATGATGAACGGATTCGGCGTGTTGAAGTTCGACGACTGCGTGCCGCTCTTCGCTCCGAAGCGGTCGGAGAACTTGAGGTAGCGCGCGCCCGTCGCCTTCGCTGCGGGAATCCAGCCGGACAGCGTCCAGCCAACGCGGGACTGAATCTCTTTCCGCACGGCCTTAGCGTCGGCCATGTATGATGCGTACTGATTGTTTCCGCTGTGAACGCGACCATATCTCGTGCGCCTCTGCTTGTGGACCTTCTCAATCTCCTGCTTTGTCGTCAGCAGTTGTAGCCCGTAGAAGCCTTTCAGGTTGGGGTTGTTGAACAGCGCCTGGAGCTTCCCGCTCTGGCGCGTCCTGACGTATCGGGCAATCGACCTATAGAACCCGCCCTGCGTCTCTCGCTCTTGGAAGTAACGATGCGCAAAAGGCGTTGTTAACATGTTCATGTCGCGCGCAACTGCGGCGTTGCCCTGCGGCCTGCTTTGGGGCGGCGTGAACTTAAGCAGCGTCTGCAGTAGGTACTTCGCCTCCTGCTTGATCACCTGTCCATACTCCACCCGTGCCGCGCTGGCGAGCCGTGCAAGCGCCGCCTCTAGCTCCCGTGTGCGTGCTTCGATCTGGATCATATCGACTTCTTCACGTCGATCGACACTCCGCTGCCCTCGGCGTCGAACTCCATCGACTCGATGAAGTACGTTACGCCTGCGCGCACGACAGTCGTGGTCAGCTGCGGCGCAGTCACGACCTGCGAACCGAGGAAAAACACAGTATAGCGCCCCTCGTCGCGGCGCTGGTCTTCGAAGTCCTGGAACATATTGCGCGAGTTG